TTGCGGCCCGTGCAGCGTCGCCGCCGAGGCTGTTCGCACGTCCGAAGTCTTCAACGAAGTCGAGCGCCCAGTCCTGGCGTTCGTCGTCGCCGACGAGCACGCCGAGGTTCACGAACTCGCCGCGGACGACGTCGGGGACCCAGCGGATGGTCCAGTAGTGGTAGGTCATGCCCGGCCTCCCTTCGTGATGCTTGTGCCGAGTGCTCGGGCCCGTGCGGCGGCGCCGCGACGGCGTGCGTACAGGGTCTCACCGAGTGCGCCGAGGAGTCCATTGTCGGGCTTCCATTCGGGAGGGACGTTCGCCACGGCTGCTGCTATCTGTTCAGGCGCTACGGCCTCGAGGGCGGTCGCCGCGCTATAGAACTCCGTGGCGCTGATCCCTGGTGGGATCGTCCCTTGCAGTGTCCATGCGCCCTCTGCGGCGGTACGTATGCCCTCCGGGGTCCATGCGCCTGGACCGGCGTCGAGCCACAGGCCGTGGTCGAACGACCAGATCGTGCTGTTGGCGTCATCGTCGTGCAGCCATTGCGCGTCGGTCCCCATCGCCCAGTCCCAGAGGACGAGAAGCCGGGGGATGCGACGTGCGTTGTCGTCTCGTCGAGCAAACCGAAGCTCGTCGACCTGCTCGGTGGCGTTCTCGATGAGCAGGGAGCCGTGCGCGAGGCCGGACGGTACTTGACGCGGCTGGTCCTTGCCGTACGGGGTACCCACAAGGGCGGGTGGGATGCGGAGCCGACGGGTCTCTCGAGTGGGCGCGTCGATGAGCGGGGCGATGGCCGCGACGATCGTCTCGGCAACCAGGGTCTGCGTGCCCTGCGGGTTGCCGGGAAACTTGACCCAGTACTGCTTGTCGTCATCGGCGAGGAACAGCATCGGGGCGCTGCCTGCACCGCTCCGTGCGAGCTCGCCGACGAGGGTCGGCGCATCGTTCGCCTGATCGGGCGAGGAACGCAGCTCGGTGATCGCCCGCGCCCAGTCGAACGGGGCCCCATTCAAGGTCATGCCGGCTCGTCACTCCCTGTGTCCTGGGACTCCTCCCCGCGCGCCGCGGCGCGGGCGTCGTCGGCCTCGAGCAGCGACGGCCCGGAGTCGTCGGCGGCGCGGTCGAAGTCGGCCCGCGTCAGCCGGCGTCCGCCGGCGCGTGGGGTAACCCCATCTGGCTGAGGCGGATCTTCCATGCTGTCGCTGCCGCTCGCTGCGGAGCCGGCGCGCTGTTCCTCGTCCTGTTCACCCTGCATCTCCCGTACGACCGCGAGGAGGATCCTGCGGTCCCGTTCGGAGAGCTCAGGGTCCCGTGCGATCGCGACGGCGGCCCGGCTCTCGGCTGACCCGATGTCGTGAACGCCCATGGTCTCGAGCGCAGCCGTGGCCACGATCCGCTCGGGCAGATCCAGACCGACCGCCAGGGCGTGGATGGTCTCGATCGTGATCGACCGGATGCCTTGCCGCTTCAGCTTCCCCAGGTACGCGTTCGACAGCGGAACCTGAGCCCGCTCAGCGCGCCGAGCGATCTCTCGCATCGTCCAGCCCTTCGAGTCCTCCACGGACTGGATGAGCTGACCAAGCGGGTGTAGTGCGTTCACGGCGGCAATCCTCGGGTGGCAGGAGAAGGTACGCCAATCGCTGGTCACCGACACGCAGGAACCAGGTGGGCACTAGAAGTTTCTCAGATTGTTGTGCCGGTAGTCGGCACCCCAGCGCATCGGCAACATTCTGGCGAACACTCGGGGCTTGCGCATGGACACTAGAGGGTGTCTACTAGATACTGACAGTGGACACTCGACCACCCGGAGGATAACGTGCACCTTGTTCACACCACCCCCACCGTTGGAGCGATCTGGATGGAACTGATCGACCGCGACAAGCTGGTACGTCGCATGACCAAGCTCGGCGTCTCGCAGCGCGAACTCGCCCGCGCCGCCGGCTGGAGGTCGCACACGTATATGCGCCGCCTCATCAGCGGAGAGGCGAAGACCCTGAACACCGATCCGGCACTGCGCATCGCGCACTACCTGCATCTCGACGTCGACGACCTTTTCGTGACCCGAGTGACCACCGATAGGACGCACTCGCACACCCCGGAGAGGACCCATGCGCGCCGAGCCGACGCGGCCGAGTCGCGTGGCGCTCGCCGGAAGCAGGTGGCGTGATGCGCGCTCTGCCCGTCAACCACGGAGGTACTCAGTGCTCGACCTTCTCCAAGGCATCGCGATCGTCTGCATCGGCGTCTCGGTGTGCATTCAGGGATGGATCTTGCGGCGGATGCTGCGGCGCGAGGGGATCAGCCGTTCACGAGAGGTCCACCATCGTCGTCGACCAGGTTCCGAGCGCTGACCGCCAGGTCACGCGAACGGACACCTGTTCCGCTTCTGCCTTCTCCCGCATCCGGGCTTCCATCGCGTCCGCCGAGTCCTGCGAGGCCTTCAGGAGCTCCCACCGAGCGCGCTGCTCGTCGTTCATCTGGCGGAGCCCCGGTGGGGTGAGGCCCGTTGGGAGCTGCACCCCCTCAGGAGGTTCGTCGGGCACCCGTGGCGTGATCCGTGTCGGCAGGTCGACGGGCTCGGGGCCCTCAGCTCGACGGGTGGGGAGCACGGCGTTTATCTCGTCTCCGAACAACGCAGTGGCCCGTGTGCGGGAGACGAAGTCGCGCCCGTCCCAGACGTCGACGGTCACCTCGAACGCGGGGTCGATGCCTTGGTTCGTCACCCAAACCTGCCCGGGCTCGCTCTCGCCTGCGTACCACTCGACGACCGACCGCTCCGTCGCGCGTCGCTCTGCTCGGCGGGACAGCACGAGCGACGGCACCGTCACCGCGAGCGTCGCTCCTCCGACGAGCAGGCCCACTCCGCTGATGACCCATCCGACCCAGTCCATGGCCGAAATCTACCCGGCAGTGCCCACCGCGACCTGACCTATCTCGACGACCAGGAGCCCCGTCATGACCATCACCCCGATCCGAGCGCCCCGCGCGACCGTCCCGGTCCGCCCTCTCGCGCACCGGTCCCCCACCGAGGCCGAGCTGTTCCCCTTCCTCGACCAGGTCGAGGTCTGCATCTACTGCGGTCGGTTCCAGACCGACGAGCAGGCCGAGCAGCGCGGTGCCGAGCACATCCAGCGCGACCTCGTCGCGGTGCACCGTGCGAGCGAGGCCCTCATCCGGGACTTCGGCGTCCCCCACCCCGGCTACCAGCACGACGTGTACGACCTCCTCTGCGAGCTCGACAACGCCGTCTACGCCGCGGCCGCCGCGCCGCTCGTCTTCGAGCCGGCGGTGACCCGATGAGCGCCTACTCGGACGCCCTGATGGCGTTGGCAGCACAGCTGCGCAGCTCTCGGGAAGTCAGCGCTGAGCTCCCGCGGAGCGCCCGGTTCGAGGGACTGGTCCTCGGTCGGGCGGACGCGGTCAGGACTCTTCTGGACCTGGCACCGGCCACCGTTCCCGCTCGCGTCATCGCCGCGGCCCGAGCCGAGCTCGCCGCGCTCGACGCCGAGGTCCCCGCCCAGTCCTGAACGCAGGAGCGCCCCCGCCATGCAGGGCGGGGGCGCGTGATCCCAGAAGGGAACAATCCATGTCCGACCTTACCCCCTCCACCCCGCTGGCGGCCTCGCCGTTCGACGCGATCAAGCGCACCCGGCCCCATGGTGCAGAGTTCTGGTCCGCCCGCGAGCTGATGCCGCTGCTCGGCTACTCCGCGTGGCGGAACTTCGAGGTCCCGCTCGATCGGGCCCGGAAGTCGGCCGAGGCGCAGGGCCACGTGGTCTCCGAGCACTTTGCGGGATCCCGCAAAGTCGCCTCGAGCGGGCCCAGCATGGCCGACGTCGAGCTCTCCCGCTTCGCCGCCTACCTCGTGGCGATGAATGGCGACCCGAACAAGGCCGAGGTCGCCGCGGCGCAGTCCTACTTCGCGATCCGGACCCGCGAGGCCGAGGTCGCCCAGCCCGCGCCCGTCGCGCTCCCTGGGCGCCGAGAGCTTGCGCAGATGGTGCTCGAGGCCGAGGACCGCGCTGACCGCGAGGCGATCGCCCGGGCCCGCGTCGAGTACGAGCTCGAGCAGCAGCAGCCCGTCGTGGACTACCACCAGCGGTTCGTGGCGGAGAGCCAGGACATCGTCACGATCGACAACTTCGCCTCGCAGTACGGCACCACGGGCCCGAAGGTCCGGGCGCTGATGAAGGAGAAGGGCGTCGCCGTCCGCCGGCAAGTCGGTGCTCGCTGGTCGCACAGCAAGCAGGCGATGGAGGACGAGTACGAGTGGCGGCCCCGCCAGGGAGTCCTCTCCTCGGAGTGGTTCGTTCTGCGCCCTCAGCACAACGCTCCGCGCCTCCACAACGGGCAGGTCCGCCAGACCCTCTACGTCCTGCAGTTCCACGTCCAGCACCTCGCGACCAAGCTCGGCCTGACCGCGCCCGCGCTCGATGTCCAGAGCCGGGGTGACGCGGCATGAGCGATGAGCAGTACGAGGCAGCCATCGAACTGGACCGGATCCCGATCACCCGCCACTCCCCCGACGACGACCTCCTGTCCATCCGGATCTACGTCGCGGAGCCGATCGGCGCCGGGGACCACCACTTCAACATCACCCCCGCTCAGGCGAACAGGCTCGCCGCCTTCATCGAGGCGATCCGATGAACACGCACGTGCGCGGCCGGCGCCGCGCCACCGCCCTGTCTCCTCGCGCGCTCGCGCGCGACATCACCAACGGCGTCGTCGAGGACCAGCTCGGACCGCGCCCCGCTCGGCACAGGAAGGACCCGTCATGACCACGACCCAGATCCAGCAGCAGGTGCAGGCGGGGATCGACGCGCGTCTCTCGGTCACGCCCCTCGAGGGCGACGAGCTGAAGCGGATCCTCGCGGCCGCGGGAGCGAGGATGCTCGGCCTGGACGGTGCAAGCGTCGAGGAAGCAGCCCGGCAGGCGGTCTGCGCAGGCGGCCCGTCCGTGGAGGAGCTCGAGCAGCGTATCCGTGCCCGTCGCGCCGCGGCGGCTCACCGGAATCGGGTCGCGGCATGAGCGGCCGCATCCTCCCCTTCCCCACCGGCCGCCGCGCTCCCCGAGCGACGGTCACCCGCGCCGGATTCCGCGACGACGACGTGCGCTTCATCGTTGGCTGCGCATGCGGGTTCTCCCGCATCGAGCGCATCGCCGCGGAGGCGTCGCGGGTGAAGCGCGCGCACGACGCCGAGCACCGCGCCACCGAGGCCGCGCACCCCGCCGGCAAGGCCCGCCCGAGCGGGGGTGACCCCGCATGAGCGCGGTCCTGCTCTTCGTCGCGACGTTCCTCGTCCAGCTCGTCCTCGCCTCCGTCGCCGCCGCCGTCCTCCTCCTCGTGGTGTGGGTGCTGTGGGACTGCCTGGCCGGCCCCTCCGCGGGCCTCGCCGCCGAGAACCGGCGCCGCGCTCGCCGGGAGGTGCATGGCCGGTGAGGAGTCGTCGCCCCGGCACTCCGCGCCCTGCGCGTCCGGCACCGGTCTGTGAGGACTGCGGTGCGGACGTGTGGTGGGCGTGGGGGCTGCACGGGAAGGTCTGGACCCCGCTGGTCCCCGAGCGGTACGCGCTCGAGGGCGGGGTCGGGCTGTTCCAGGTGTGGCGCGATCAGCACGGCGGGCTGCTGTGCAAGTCGTGGCCGCCCGGACAGCGGGGCGACATGGAGCAGTCGTGGCGCGGGAACCACCACAACGCCCGGTGCGGGCGGTGGCGGGACGAGGTCACGGCGGGGCTCTGCCGGGAGGTCGCTGCAGCGGTCCCGGTGATGGAGGACAGGGACCTGCTTGCGCTTGGCCATCGGCTGCGCGAGCTCGGAGACGGGATCTCCGCACAGATCAGACGCCGCGCCATGGAGGCGGGCACAGAGCAGGAGGAGCAGGAGTGATGGAGCAGATCCAGATGGTGCACGTCGATGTGCTGCACCCGCATGAGCAGAACCCCCGCATCGACGCCGCGCAGGTCGAGGACCTGACCGAGTCGATCCGGGAGCACGGCGTCGAGGTCCCCCTCGTCGCGGCGCCCGAGCCCGACGGCACCGAGGGCTACGTCGTCCTCGCCGGCCACCGCCGCCTCACCGCGGCTCACGCTCTCGGCCTCGCCGAGGTGCCGGTGCAGGTCCGCGACGACCTCACGGACCCGAAGGCGCAGCTGGCGTTCATGGCGACGGAGAACATCCTCCGCGACCAGCTGACCGCGGTGGAGGAGGCCCGCCTGGTCCAGGACATGCTCGACCTCGGCATGACCCAGGCCCAGGTCGCGAAGCAGACCGCGCTCGGCAAGCAGCGCGTGAAGGATCGGGCGAAGCTCGCGAAGCTCGCCAGCGACACCGGGGAGAAGGTCCACCGCGGCCAGATCACCGTCGACGACGCCCTCGTGATCGCGGAGTACAGCGACGACCCCGAGGCCGTGGAGGAGCTCGAGGCCGCCGCCGGCACCTACCGCTTCGACTGGGAGGTCTCCGCAGCGCGCCGCCGTCGCGAGGAGCGCGCCCGGGCCGCGGCCTCCCGGAAGGAGGCCAAGAAGCTCGGCCTCCGCGTCTCCGAGAAGGGCGTCGGACTCACCACTCTCGTGGAAGCGGGCGTCTGGGGCACACCCGCGATCGAGGAGGCGGCCGAGGCCGGGCTGCACACCGGCGAGGAGTGGGTCTCGCTGCTCACCGACGAGCACGCCGCGTGCCCCGGGCACTGCGGCGTGATCATCACCGATGCGGGTGTTCGCGTCCCCGTGCTGGGCGCGGTCCCGGTCGGCACTCTCGTGATCGCCTGCGACCAGCAGGAGTCCCTTCACCCCGCCGACGGCGCGGCCGACAGCACCGACCCGGAGCCCGAACCCGCGGACCCGTGGGACGACCTCGATGCCGACGACTTCGCCACCGCGAAGATCCACCGCGAACGCCACCTCGCCGCCACACTGCCCGACCTCGACACCGCCGACGTCGCAGTCAAGCACCTGGTCGCGAAGCTCGTGAAGCAGGGCTGGACCGGGTACGGCGACAACCAGGTCTCCATCGACCTGCTGCAGGCCCTTACCGGCAACGAGGGCAAGACCAAGGTGACCAAGGCCCTGTCCACCTGGCCGCTGTCGCTTCTCGTCTGGCTCGAGGCGGACTGGTGGGGTATCAAGGCCGACCACAAGTACATGGGCGAGGGCCGCCAGGGCTCCTCGTACTGGGGCGCGAAGGGCACGCTCCGCCAGCTCCTCGAGCGCACCGGGTACCAGTGGACCGACGTCGAGCAGCAGGCGATCCTCCTCGCCACCGGCATCCCCCACGCCGCCGACCCCGACGCCCCCGCGACCGACGGCGCCGAGGCGCTCGCCGAGGGCGGTGAGGCGGCATGAGGACCTCGCTGTCGTTCGAGGTGTACGGCCTCGAGTTCTGCCGGATGCTCGGCGCGGTCGGCCTGTTCCAGGCCTCGCCGAAGGACTTCGCGTCCTACGCGGCGGTGCGCTGCTTATCCCGGCACGACGGGCTGTCGCTCGCGGCGCTGAACGGTGGCGCCGCGGCGGCCGGGCTCGTGCAGACCGAGGACGTGGAGGGGTTCGGCGCGTTCTCGATCCCGTTCGCTCAGGTGAAGGCGATCCTCTCGGTCTTCAAGATCACGCTCCCGAAGGAGGTCTCTGCGCAGGAGTACCGCCTCGCGGTGGAGGTCTCGGATCGGCAGATGACGATCCGGGACGTGTCGGGCCTGATCGACGGATCGTCGCTCACGGTCGATGTTGCGGAGGACCCGGCGACGCTCGAGCGGGGCGACAAGACCTCCGTCGATCTCGTGCACCAGTGCTTCGGCGTGGTGCAGCGCGGCCTGGACCCCAAGCCCCCGGTCGCCCTGGACTCGGGCATCTTCTTCTCCCCCGTCCAGTTGGGCCGGATCACGCGCGCCGCGGTCGCGCTCGGCGTGGAGCTGCACGTGCGGATGCTCGGCCGGATGCTCGTCGCGCCCCTGGCCGAGGACTTCGTCGCCTACGTCCCCTCGAGCGAGCACCGCGAGGACGAGGAGAGCCGCGCGCCGTGGATCGACGAGCGCGCGCTCGCTGAGTGGCGGGACCGGCTGCGCGAGGTCATCGACGAGGGGGTGATCTGAGTGCTCCGCATCGACCGCAAGCTCGTGTTCCTCGACATCGAGGCGACGTCCCTGGACGTCCACTCGGCGCGGCCGTGGGAGGTCGCGCTGATCGAGCGCTGGCCGGGCGGGCAGGAGCGCCGCACCTGGATCCTCGTCTCGGACGTCGACCTCGAGGGCGCGGACCCGGTCGCCCTCGCCGTGGGCCGCTTCGAGGAGCGGCACGTCTCGGATGGGCGGGCCCGGTGGCTGTCGGAGGAGATGACCGCGCTGTGGCTCTCGCGCCGCCTCACCGAGGGCTGCACGGTCGTGGGCTCGGACGTCGCGGGCTATGACCTGCCGATCCTCGCCGGCCTGCTGGGCCGGCACGGGTTCGTCCCGGCCTGGCATCACCATCCGATCGACCTCGTCACCTGGACCCAGGCCCGCGAGGCCGGGTCCCCGTTCGCGACGGTCGGCCTGACCGAGGGGTCCTACGAGCTGTCCCGGATCGCGGGCGCGCAGCCGCCGGCGAAGGCCGACGCGCACACCGCGCTCGGCGATGCCCTGTGGGCGCGCGCCTGGTGGGACGCCCTCACCGACGGGATGGTCGCGCGATGACGGGCCCCTCGCTGGCCCGCGCGCCCAGAGTGGTCCGGGAGTGCACTCACAAGCACGCCCGTCACGAGCACGGCACCCCGACGATGTACAAGCTCGACCGCTGCCGGTGCGTGCCGTGCACGGACGCCGCGGCCAACGCGGAGCGGCGCCGCCGCCTGGACGCGCACATCGGTGCGGCGCCGCGCCGGGTCGATGCCGGCCCGGTCCGTGCGCACATCGCCGAGCTGCAGGCGCAGGGCCTCGGCTACCGCCGGGTCGCAGCGCTAGCGGGCCTCTCGGCGTCGACGATCGCGAAGATCATCAACCGGGACCCGTCCCGGGCGGATGGTGCTCCGCAGCTTCGCGTGGCGCCGGAGACGGCCCAGCGGATCCTCGCGGTCCGGGCGTCGCTGGACGTGGTCTCCGACGGCGCGGTCGTCGACGGGACGGGCACGCTGCGGCGTCTCCGCGCGCTGCATGCGCGGGGCTGGTCGCGCCGCGGGCTCGCGGCCCGGCTCGGCGTCGAGCACAACGCTCTCGCGCACATCGAGCGGACGGGGACGGCGTCGGGGCGGCTCGCCCGCGCGGTCCGGGATCTGTACGAGGAGCTGTGGGACCAGGCGCCGCCTTCGGCGACCCCGCGCGAGCGCGCCGCGGTGACGCGCACGCTCCGCTGGGCCGAGTCGCACCGGTGGGCTCCGCCCGCCAGCTGGGATGACGACCGGATCGACGACCCGGCCGCGCGCCCGCTCGGGGTCCGCGCTGATGCGTGGGAGGTCGCGGCATGACCGGCCGGCCGCGCACCCGCTCTCCCGAGCCCGCGACGTGCGACTGCGGGCGCGAGTCCCATGTCCACGGGACTGCGGCGATGTACCAGGACCACCGGTGCGGGTGCACGCCCTGCCGCGACGCCTACGTCGAGTACCGCGCCGGGACCCGTGGGTTCAGCGAACGCCCCCCCCACGCCGGTCTCGGGCATGTTCGTCGCGACGTTCCCGTACTACGGCGGTCTGACCCGGCAGCGCCTCGCCCGGCATGTGCGGTGGCCGTTCCTCGAGCTCGCCCAGCTGCACGGCGTCGAGCTCCTGCCCGGGGACCCGGCGATCCGGGTCGACCGCACGGGTGCCGGTGAGTTCGTCGTCGTGTCTCAGGCCGCGGTGTCCCGCGAGCCCCTCGTCGAGGTGCGGCGCCGTGCGCAGGAGATGGCGTACGAGCACGAGCAGGCCCACCCCCTGCTCGCGAGGTGGATCACCCAGCAGCTCGAGCAGAAGGAGAAGGCCGCGTGATGGAGGACTACCTGAAGCCGGCGCCGTGGATGGCCGAAGGGCTCTGCCGGGAGGTCGACGGCGATCTCTGGTTCCCCGAGGTGGGGTTCTCCGGCAAGGAGGCGAAGCGGATCTGCCGCGCCTGCCCGGTGCGGGAGCAGTGCCTCGCTCTCGCGCTCGAGCAGGGCGAGCAGGGGATCTGGGGCGGGACGTCCGAGCGCGATCGCCAGCGCATGAGGCGAGAGGCGGCGGCGTGATGCAGGTCGTCCACTCGATCCCGTCCCGCGAGGCGTGCCGCCACGACCGGGACCTCGACTGCCCGTGCCGGCCCTCGCAGACCGTCACCGCGGCGCCCGGTGCCCAGCCGGCCGTCACCGTCACCCACCACCCACTCCCGAAGGCGCCGCGATGATCCCTCGCCGCTCCCTCCTCCGCGCCACCGCGTGGGGCGCCCCGACCGTCCTCGCCGCCGTCGCCGCGCCCGCGATCGCCGCGAGCACGCTGCGAGACGTCCTCGCCTTCACGAACCTCACCGCCACCGTCGGTGCCGAGCCCTGCGCGATCTACACGAACACCCGCGTGCGGACCCGCGACGGCCAGCCGGTGCCGGGCCTGGTGCTCACGGTCTCGATCGGGCCGGACGCCCGCACCACCGAGCACGCCCTGGACCCCTGGGGCGCGACGGGCCTCGTGCAGCACGTCTTCGCCGAGCAGCCGACCGGCGACCCGATCACCGTCCACTTCCGTGCCGAGGCCCCTGGCGTCCAGCCCATCCACGGCACGGCCACCATCACCCCACCCGCGTGGTGGAGGAAGGAGAGCGCCCGATGAGCCCGCAGAGGATCCAGCAGCGCCGCACGAAGGGGTGGCGGAAGCCCGAGGGCGCGGTCGCCGTCGGCCGACCGACGAAGTGGGGCAACCCGTTCTCGGCGATGGAGTGCGCCCGCCGCTTCCCTTCGCTCACTTCCGAGCAGGTGGCCGGATTCATCGTGAACCAGTTCCGCTACGACCTCTACGTCCTGCACCCCGAGTACCCCGGCCCCGGTCAGATCCTCACCGAGCTCCGCGGGAAAGACCTCATGTGCTGGTGCCCCCTCGACTCCCCCTGTCACGCCGATGTCCTGCTCGAACTCGCGAATGGAGACCCCCGATGACCCTCACCCGCTTGTACCTGGCCGCGCTCCATCACGCCGCGACCCAGTACGCCACCGCCCTGGCCCTCGCCGCTGCCGCGCTGACCGCGGTCGGCCTCGCCCTCGGAGGAGGAGCCTGATGACCGACAAGACCCTGACCACCGGACAGATCATCACCCTCGGCGACGGCCGACTCGCCTGCGGCATCGGCGAGGTCTACGAGGCCCTGAACGGGCTGCTCGACGACGACCTGATGACGCACCAGCTCCCGCGTGCGGGCCGCTTCGTCGAGCCTCACGTCCGCGAGGCGTGCCCGTGGGTCGCTGTCCTCCCGCCGCTGGACCTCGACGCCGTCCCAGACGCCGGGAAGGAGGAGGCGGTGCTCGGGTGGGTCGAGCAGATCAGCGCCGAGCACGGCCCCCTGCACGAGGTGCCGGACCTGTCCGGCCAGTGGATCCACTTCGACCCGATCGACGAGGCGGGCGCGATCTTCGGCCCCGACCGCGTGATCCCCATCATCCTGCCCGGAAGCGAGGACCAGGCATGAGCGACAGGACCCTCGGCGCGTACCAGCGCCACGAGAAGCACGACGCCGCCGACTTCGCCAAGGCGCGGTTCGCGACCGACTCGCACGGGGGGAAGGCGTGGCGTTCGAATGCGGGCCTGTGGCACACCTCGTGGGGGTTCGTGTACTCCGACGACGAGATGGCCGCGGCGGGCTGGTCCCCGGTGCGGGAGTGCCCGGACCCCGAACTGCACGACATCGTGGCGCTCTCGCGCGCCATCGCCGCGGTCACCCCGTGCTCGTGCTCCGCCCAGCGTGCCCTCGCGGAGAAGGCCGAGAAGGAGCGGGACGAGGCGCGGCGGGAAGCGGAGTCCCTGTCCCGGCAGCTCCACGACGCCCAGCATGACGCCGACATGAGCCGCTCGGAGCTGGAGGCCGAGCCCCGCCCCCTCACGCCCGCCGACATCACCGACGAGATGGTCGAGCGGGGACGCACTGCGTATCCGCACGGCTCCGAGCGGCTGATCCGCGCGATCCTCACCGCCGCGTTCACCGTCCCGGCTCGACCCGAGGGAGCCGAGGCGTTCGACCCGATCGTCGACGCCGCGATCCGCGGCCACTCCGACATCACCTCCCCCGACGTCGTCCACGCGATCAGCGACGCGCTCGCCGAGGAAGCACTCCGCGACCCATCCGGGCCCGAGACGGCCGCGGCCGCACGGGCGTGGGTCGCCCATATGCCCGTCAACGACTTCGAGACCGAGCCCGGCCGGCGCCTCATCGGGTGCTCCTGCGGGGTGCCCGGCCGATGGGCCAACGACGGCCACCAGCAGCACCGGGCCCACATGTCCCTGCTCGCCGCGCGCAAGGCACGCGCCGCGGGCGGTGATCAGCGATGAGCGCGACGGCGCAGTTACTCGAGCAGCTCCGCGGGCACTACATCGCGGAGACCACCCAGCCGGGCGCGCGCCGGGGCGGGGTGTTCGCGCATGAGGTTTCGCCGAACGGCTCGTGGGGCGGTCCGGGGATCCGGCGCGCGGACGCGCTCTACGCGGGCTTCACCTCGGCGTCGGGGCGGATCCTCGTCGGCCACGAGCTGAAGGTTTCGCGCGCGGACTGGCGGGCCGAGCTCGCGAAGGTCGGGAAGGCCGACGCCTGGGCGGACGCCTGCCACCAGTGGTGGATCGTCGCGCCCTCGACCGAGGTCGTCCCGCCCGAGGAGCTCCCCGACGGCTGGGGGCTGATGCTCCCGCCCCGCACCGCGCGCGGCCGCCGCATGCAGATCGCGGTGAAGGCCCGCGTGAAGACCGACTACAACCCGCCGTGGTGGGCCGTGCGCTCGCTCATGGCCCGCCTCGAGACGCTCGAGCACGAGCAGCGCCACGACGAGATCCAGCGCATCGTCCGGGCCCAGGTCGCCGAGCGCACCGCGCACCTCGAGAAGCGCAAGGCCCCCACCCAGGCGAGCCTCGAGGACCAGCACCGCCTCGACGACCTCACACGCCTGGAGAAGGAGCTCGGCTTCGAGCTCGCATCCTTCCGGTCCGACCTCGAGAAGCGGCAGATCAGCGTGCGCGACTTCCAGCGCGCCCTCCGCCTCGCCGCCGCGACCGGCGCCGAGGCCGGACGCCTGGGCAACCTCCGCTACTCGATCAAGCACCTCCAAGAGGCAGCGACTTCCCTCGCCGAGACGGTCCCCGAGATCGAGCGCGCGCTCGCCGGGGGCGGTGAGGACCGGTGAGCCGCCACCGCCCGGGCGCGCGGGTCCGGCTGCGCCGCGGCCGCGTCGCGCACCTCGTCGCCCAGCACGGGGATCCCGACGACGGCGCTCGCTTCACCCTCTGCGGTATGCCCGTCCTCTTGGACGACATGGCCGCGCTCAGCACCGATCCCGACTGCCAGGGCTGCTACTTCCGCCCCGCCGTCCGACCCCGAAGGAGCCCCCGTGCGCGACGTTCATGAGGACCCGCACCCGTACGCCGGCGAGGTCGTGCCGCTGCTGATGAAGGAGTCGAAGGTCGGTGACGAGAAGCCGGCCGCGATGTTCCGCATCACCGACTGGGCGGACCGCGTCTACGGCAAGCCGTGGCGTCTGCACCGCTCCCCAGGCGTGCTGCTGTTCAGCCTCCGCGCGCAGGGCCTCGGGCTCCCGATCACGGACGACAACGTCCTCCACGGCACCCTCCTGGGCCTGCCGATGCTCATCCACACCCGCGAGATCGATTGGAGCCGACTCTGATGGACCCCAAGCTCAAGAAGCACGTCAAGGACCGCCCGTTCGCACTGTCCGCTGCCCGGATCGCTGAGGACGTGAGCCGGACGCCGCTGCGTCCTGAGCAAGCTCAGGTGGCGTCCACAGCGATGATCGCGTGGGCGATCCTCGACCACGCCGACGCCGTCCGCGAGCTCACCGCCGCGCTCGAGCGCGAGGACGGTGACGCATGAGCACCTCGACGATCTACGTCCCGACGCCGATCACCAGCGCCGAGCAGGCCGAAGCACTGCCGGTCGGGACGATCGCGCTCCTCGGCCCGGAGCGGCCCGCCGCCTTCGAGAACGCCGCCGCGGTCAAGGTCGGCCCCGAGGAGACCTCGGAAGGCGTGCCCCTGTGGCTGGTCCGTTCGCAGTGCACAGCTGGCGACGCCCACATGGTGGGCTGGACGGCGCTCGTGCCCGTCGAGGTCGAGGTCGAGCAGCTCCGCGAGACCGGTGGCCGTCGCCGCCTGAAGACCCTCTTCGTCAGCCCGTGGAGCGAGGACGCAGCATGACCACCCTGTACCGGTCGGTGGTGATCGAGTCCGCTGAGCAGGCCGAGGCGCTACCCATCGGGACGCCCGTCGTTCACCACCCGCGCCACGGCATGGAAGACCAGGCGGGCATCCGGGTCCGCGGTGGCTGGGAGTTCACCGGCACCAATCCCGACACCTTCGGCCATCAGGAGGCGGTCGGCATGGAGGCCCTCGTGCCCATCGAAGCAACCGAGGAGTCGATGCGTAGCCCCTCCACGCCGCTCGGAGACGCGATCCGGCGCGTAGCAGGCCGGGAGCCGATCACCCTTCGCCGCCTCGTCACCCCCTGGGAGGAAGCATGACCACCATCTGGGTCCAGACGCCCATCGAGAGCACCGAGCAGATCAGCCTCCTCCCCGACACCGCGATCCTCACCACCCCCGGCACCGACGGCCCGCCGATCGCGCTCGTGCGCGCCGGCGAACTCGACGGCCATCCCGTCTGGGAGGTCACCGGCCGACAGGAGATCGAGTTCGAGGCACGCCTCATCCACTGGGGCACTACCTGGATCGCCCTCACCCCCACCGAGGTCGAGGTCGAGCAGATCCGCGAGACCACCCGCCGTCGGCGCCGCAAGACCCTCTACATCACCCCCTGGCAGCACAGTGCGCACGCCACCGACCCCGGCGACGACGCCGAGGCGCTCGCCGATTGCGCGGACCAGGCATGAGGGCGGAGCAGCGGCGCGTGGGTCGGCGTATCCGGCGCGCGGAGCGTCGTGCGCGGTCGGCCTACAGCGAGAGGCGGGCCCAGTACGTCGTCGTCACGATCACGCCTGAGCTCGAGGGGTTCCAGGCGGCGCTCGGCGCGGCGCTCGCTCGGCTCGAGTCCGTCTCCGGCGCTCCCATGGACCAGCTGGCCGCCGCGCTGCGCCGCTTCGCGCGCACCTTCGGCGAGCCCAGCCCCCGGCCCACGCGGCCACTGATCCACAACGGCCGCGCCCCGAGAGGGAGGAGGTGATGCGAGATGCCGAGAGATCTGCGGTTCCTGTGACCGGGTGATCAACCCCGTCACGGGCGAATGTTCATGCAGCGACTGACGAAGGAGTGGGCCTGTGGCCTGGTTAAGAGCGGGTGATACCGCGGCGATGGACGAGCGCGTGCTCGGCGTCGCTGAGCTCGTGGATGCCGACGAGCGGTCCGTGAACGAGGTGTTCGGCTTCGTGATGCGCCTGTTCCTGCAGGCGGCACAGCAGGGCACGGACTACCGGATCTCGATGGGCACTGCGATGGTGCTCAGCCCCCGCTTCCAGCAGCTCCTGGATCAGGCGGCCCGCGCCGGGCTGCTGTCGCTCGGCGAGGAAGACGGCAAGAGGGTCATCCACCTCGTCGCCGATGCGGAGTTCTTGCACATGAGGACCCGCGAGGAGATCACGTGGGAGAACGAGCGGAAGGCTGACACGTCGGACCTGTCGCTGGTGATCCCGGTGCGGGTCCGGGATGGGGACGCGTGCCGCTACTGCGGCAAGGTCGTCTCGTTCGGGATGCGCCGCGGCAACCGTGCCGGCACCTATGACCACCTGATCCCCGGGCATCGCGCTCGGAGCATCGATGAGCTGGTCGTGGCGTGCAGGGGTTGCAACTCTGGGCGGGGAGACGGGGAAGGCGACCGCGGTCCGCGTTACCCGCTGCTTCCCCCTCCGTCCGAGCAGCAGCGCTACTACTCCTCGACCACCCTCGAGTGGTTCAAGGACCAGGGCACGGTGTTCACCGACCTGGGTCTGGTGATCCCGAAGCGCTCTCGCGGCGCGAAGGATCGAAAGCCGGGCAGCCAGACCCGACCCGACGCGAAGCCCCTCGAGGGCGTCGGTACCACCGAGCGAGCAGAGCACGCGGCGACCGCACCCAGCGGCGAACAGCGATCTGCCTCCCAGACGCGATCTGCAGACGCGGCGTCCGCATCCAGCGGCGACCAGCGCGCGGGGACTGCGCGGGGCTCGGCGGCCGACCGTGACCACCAGCGCGAGCGCCAGGACCCCGCTCGCGCTCCCGAGACGTCTGCAGACGCGGCGCCGCACACCAGCGGCGACCAGCGCGCGGGCGATCCCTCGGGAGTGCGAGCGGAGCGTCTGCCTCGCGCCGAGGTCGCATTTCAGGTAGCGCAAGACCCGGCCCCGACCAGCGCGAACACCGCTTCCAGAACGCTTCTGGAAGCTGAGGGTGCGGCTTCCGGAAACGCCGGGACGGGCAGGGACGGGTCGGGTCGGGTCGGGACGGACCGGGTAGGGACGGCACGGGAGGCCGCCGGCCAGGCGGCCCCCGGTGCTGGGAGACGTAGGAAGCGTGGCAGGAGACGGAGGGGTAGACGGTGAGTAGTGGAGGAGGAGCTGTGGAGACGGATGCGCATGAGGCCTGGGACTTCGAGAACCGGGTGAACCGTCTGAGGAACGAGCTGGATGAGGTGCCGCGGCTGGTGGGCGAGGTGTCGGACGTGATGCTGTCGATCGGGCGGTCGTCGCTGTCGATGGCTCCGGCGAGGTCGAGCGAGCGGCCGTTACCGGGCGGACGGGCGCTGGCCCTGCTCGGGCCGGTGTCGGAGCATGCGACCGAGGGTGATGACCTGCCGCATCCGGTGACGGTGCTGCGCGACATCGCCGACGCGGTGCGGGAGTGGCAGGGTGAGCGCTCGGTGCCGGGCGAGTCGATGGCGGCGGCGGTGGAGTTCGTGAAGTCGGCGGCGCGGTGGATCGTGGCGCACGAGGAGCTGGCTCGGTGGGTCGAGGCGCGGCTGGGGCAGACGCTCGGTCTGCTGCGGTCTCTCGTCGGCGAGGTGGAGCGCGTCGAGCCGAGGACGGTGGACCCGGCGCTGATCGAGGACCACATGCGGGCGATGCTCGACGAGGCGCCGGGCTCGTACCGGATGACGCCGGCGGAGGCGGATCACTTCTGGCCGGGGATCTCGGATCGGATCAAGGCGCATCGCTCGAGGGCGAAGGTGCGGGCTCGGGAGGACTCGAAGCGGGAGTCCCGTGAGGCGGGCGTACCGGTGCGGGTCGAGCCGGTGTTCTTCGCGCTGCCTGATGAGCGGGGCCGGTACGGCGCCGACGAGCTCGCGGAGTTCCATCGGGTGCGCGGGCATGTGCGGACACGCCGAGATGCTGAGGGGGTGAGTGCACGGGGCGTGGGCGTGTAGTAACCTGCGAGCGCGTGTTCAGCATGCCCTGATCCAGGTCGAGAACCCCGGTCGAGCCCCCGCGGCTCCCGGGGTTCTCGCATGTCCGGGGTGTGAGGTGCAGGCCCTTGACCGAGGTGGTGGTGACCGTGTGATCACCCGCCTCGGCTGCCGGGTGCGTAGGCGCTCCGCCTCGGCTCCCCCTCGCCAAGAGCGTCCTGCACGGCCGGCGGGTCACCCGCAGCCCACTCCACTGGGGTGGCCCGTCGGCGTGCTGATCGTGGGAGGTGGCCATGCCTCGCGCACCGCGCCGGCCGTGCCCTGTGCCGGGATGCCCCGACACCATCGGGGTCGGCGAGAGGTACTGCACGGAGCACGCCTCCCGGCATGAGCGGGTGCGCGGCACGAGGCAGCAGCGCGGCTACGGCCGCGAGCACGACCGGGAGCGTGAGCGATGGGCGCCCATCGTCGCGTCGGGCACGGCGCGGTGCGTGCGGTGCGGGGAGACCATCGTGCCGGGCACACCCTGGTCACCCGACCACACGGACGACCGGTCCGGGTATCTCGGGCCGGCGCATCGCCTGTGCAACCTCCGTGCTGCTGGGCGTGCGGTGAGGTGGCGGGGCAACGCCCGGTGACCCGCACGTGCCGGACCCGCGAGGGACCGGCTCCGGTCCCGACCTCGGGCGCGTCACCTGCGGCGATGCGCTCGCTTCACGGCTCGCTCGCGCCGCTCGCCCGACGCTCTGACCTGCGGGTTTGCTGGGCGCGTCGCGCGTCGACTGGCTCGTCTCGACCCTCTGACCTGCGGGTCCGCTCGCGCTCGGGTCGAGGACCATCGAGGCGGCGAAGCGTTGACCTGCGGGTTCGTTCGCCGCGCCGCGCGCGCCGTCGCTCGCGCGCCGCGAGCCGCGAGCCCCTGACCTGCGGTGATGGGTGGGGGGACCCCCTCCCCCCGCCCCCTCCGGGACCGCCGGGGAGGAGAACTCGTGCCCCCGCAGGTTGGACAGTTCTGATCAGGGGGTCCCCTGGACGCGCCTGATCACGCCGAGGAGGTGCTCGATGGCCGGCCCCGCTGCGCGCCCGGCGCTCGCCGTGCTCCGCGAGGGCAACCCGAGCCACCGGCCCGTCGAGGAGGGCGTGAAGCTCCCGCCGTCGGACTTCCCCGAGCCGAACTGGGCGCGGGAGTTTCCGGAGGCGAAGGCGCCGCGGCGGCCGAAGGAGCCGGAGCGGGAGCAGGACGAGTCGATCGAGCACTTCACCCAGCGGCAGTACCGCTACGACAAGCAGCTCGAGGCGTACGAGCTCCGCCGCCAGGCGATCAACGGCACCCGCTTCGTGCGCAAGCGGGCCTCGGAGGAGTGGCGGCGCGTCGTCCCGATCCTCCGCAACTCCATCGGCCTCTCCGACCCGGACTGGTCCATCGTCGTGGACCTGTGCGTGTGCGTCGCCCGCCTCGAGTGGTGCGAGCACGAGCTCGCCCGCGTCGGCCTGATCGTGATGGGCCAGCGCGGCGCCGCGAAGAACCCGCTGACGACCGTCGCCGGCCAGTACCGCGTGCAGCTGAAGACGTACATCCGCGAGCTCGGCCTCTCCCCCAGCGCCCGCACCGGCCTCCCCGCCGGCCCGGGGGACGACGACGAGGACGAGGACGACATCTTCGACTGATCTGCCCGCCACGACCCCCGAGAGGGCGCTGCGCGCGACCCGACGGGAGGTGACCGGCCGTGCCGACCGCGGACTACGACGCTCTCCCCGTACCGTACGACGCGCTGATCGAGCTCGGCCTCACGCACGAGCAGATCGTCGACGCCCTCGACCGCCGGCCCCTCGTCCTCGCCTGCCAGGCGAAGGACCACCCGGGCGCCTGGTACGACGTGCCGCGCGCTCGCCGGGCTCTGCAGGCGCTCGGCGCGTTCCGGCACACGAAGGGCCGCTGGGCGGGCGTGCGGATGCGTCTGGGCGAGGGCCTGGACCCGTGGCAGGTCGTCTGGGTGATCGCGCCGATCTTCGGCTGGGTCTTCCACGACGCGGAGATCGACCGCGTGGTGCGCGTGATCCGCTCTGCCTGGGTCGAGGTGCCGCGCAAGAACGGGAAGTCGACGATCTCCTCGGCGATCTCCGGGGTGCTGCTGCTCGCTGATCGCGAGCCGGGCGCCGAGGTCTACAACGCCGCCGGCAGCACGCTGCAGGCGGGCCGGGTCTTCGAGGACGCGAAGCGGATGCTGTCGACGTCGAAGGCCGCTCGGCGCCGTGTGGAGCCGCTGAAGGACGTCGTGCGCGTGCCGCGCACGGGCAGCATCCTCCGCGTCCTCTCCCGCGTCGCGGAGACTGCGCACGGCCTGAACGTCTCGGGCGCGATCATCGACGAAGTGCACACGCTGCGGCTGCGGCGCGCGCTGGTCGAGGCGATCGAGACCGGTGTCGGTGCGCGGGATCAGCCGCTGATCGTCTTCATCACCACGGCCGACGAGGCCGAGGAGGGGACGGTCTACGACGAGAAGCACCGCCTGACCCGGAACCTGGCGCTGGGGATCCTCTCGAACCCCTCGCACTACGGCGTGATCTGGGCGGCCGAGCCGTCCGATGACCCGTTCGCCGAGGAGACGCAGCGGAAGGCGAACCCGGGCTACGGGAAGTCGCCGACGAAGCGCTACCTCGAGGACGAGGCGACGAAGGCGAAGTCCTCGCCGACGTACCTCCCGACCTACCTGCGGCTCTCGCTGAACCTGCGCAAGCGGGCGCAGAGCCGCTGGCTGGACATCGACAAGTTCGACGAGCTCCGCGCACCGATCGACCGCGCCAAGCTGCGCGGCCGGCGCGCCTGGGGCGGCCTGGACCTGTCGGCCGTCTCCGACTTCTCGGCCTGGGCCGTGTGGGTCGAGTCGAACCGGCCGGGCTTCGAGCTGGACCTGCTGGTGCGGTACTGGGTGCCGGGCGAGCGGGTCGAGGACCTCGAGAAGCAGATGCTCGTCCCGCTGCAGCAGTGGATCGACGACGGCCACGTCGTCGCGACCGACGGCGACGTCATCGACTACTCGACGATCAAGTCGCAGATCATCGGCGACGCCCGCCACTTCGACATGCGGCGCATCTCCTACGACCGCATGTTCGCGGGCCAGATCGTGCAGGAGATCGACCAGGAGCTCCGCGGCGTCGAGGTGAACCCCGTCGGCCAGGGCTTTCTCGGCCTGTCCGCGCCGGCGAAGGAGTTCGAGCGGCTGCTCGGCTCGCAGACGGTCCGCTTTCCCGACGACCCGGTGACCCGCTGGATGGCGTCGGTCGTCGAGGTGAAGCGCGACGAGACCGACAACATCCGGCCCGTGAAGCCGAACCGCCAGCAGGCGCTGACCCGCATCGACGGCATCCAGGCCGCGGTGACCGGCCTGGACGGATGGATCCGCACGGCCACGCAGAACACGCACAGGAAGGTCGTCGTCGGCTCCCGGCGGTGACCGCCAGGAAGGGGGTGCTCGTGGCCACGGAGCTCGAGACGTTCGAGACGCTGGAGCGGATCCGGCTCGCCCGCCAGGAGCCCCTCACGCACCTGGACCTGTACCTCAAGGGCATGCAGCCGCTGAAGTACATGGCGCCGGCGCTCGAGGAGGAGTTCGGCGGCCGCGTCACCCAGCTGGTGATCAACTGGCCGAAGATCGTCACCGAGCAGTACGAGAACGTGCTGGACGTGACCGGCTTCCGCGCCCCCTCCACGGGCAACGGCGGGCCGAACGAGAAGATCGACGCGCTGATGTGGGACATCTGGAAGGAGAACGACCTCGACGAGCAGGCTCCGATGCTGCACACGGAGTCGATCGGCCTCGGCGACGCGTACATGATCTCCGGCCCCGGCGACTCCAAGGACGACCTCCCCATCGTCACCGCCGAGTCCCCCTTCCAGGCCTACGCCCGCCGTAACCCCCGCACCCGCAAGATCAGCGACGGCATCAAACGCTGGACCGAGGGGGACGACGACGAGAAGGTCGAGTGGGGGAACCTCTACCTGCCCGACGCCCGCATCACGTTCCGCAAGACCGGCGACGGCTGGCTCGAAGACTCGCGCTTCAACCACGGCTACGGCTCGCCCCTGATCGTCCCGTTCACGAACCAGATGCGGCTGCTCGAGCCCTACGGCCGCTCCGAGTTCGAGGACATCATCGGGATCGCCGACGCGATCAACAAGATGGCCACGGACATGATGATCTCCGGCGAGTTCCACGCGATGCCGCGCCGCTACGCCTTCGGCCTCAAGAAGGAGGACTTCGAGGACGAGAACGGCAACCCGATCAGCGACTGGAAGAAGCTCGCCGGGGGCATCTGGGCGTCCGAGATCGCGGGCCCCGACGTACAGGTGGGGCAGTTCCCCGAGGCGGACCTCACGAACTTCCACTCCTCGGTGAAGCTGCTGTTCCAGATCGCGTCGATCATCGCATCGCTCCCGTCCTACGTGACCGCGTTCGGCGGCGACAACCCGGCCTCGGCCGAGGCGCTGAAGGCCGCGGAGATCACAAAGAACAAGCGCGCCGAACGGAAGGTCACCGTGCTCGGCGGCGCCCACGCCGAGGTGCAGCGCAACAACCTCCGCATCCTCGGGCAGTTCGCTCCCGAGATGCGGCGCATCGAGACCCAGTTCCGCCCCGTGGCCACGGCCAGCGAGGGCCAGCTCAGCGACTACGCGATGAAGCTCGTCTCCCAGGGCATCATCCCGCCGCAGCAGGCCCGCAAGGACCTCGGCTACTCCCAGGAGGAACGCCGCCACATGGAGCGCTGGGACCGCGAGAACCTCGCCGACCCGTTCATCACCCGGATGACGCGTGAGGACACCGCCGGGGAGGTCTGATGGCCGCCGAGCAGAACGTCCCCCGCTCGGCCACCAGCCACTACCGGCTCATGCAGGACCTGCAGCTGCGCGCGATCCGCCGCGGCCGCAGGGCCTGGGTGCAGATCGACCCCGCCCACCTCTCCACCTCCTGGCGCGAGCAGCTCCCCCGCCTCACCAGCAGCGTGAGCGAGGTCCAGGAGGACGCGACCAGCGCCGCCGTCGGCTACAGCGCCCAGACCCTCGCCGGCCGCGCCGAGTACGAGTTCCCCCGCGCGTTCGCGGACCCCTCCGCGTTCGTCGGCGTGCTCGAAGACGGAGGCGACCTCTCCGCCGCGATGTACATGCCCGTCATCACGACGAAGCAGGCGCTCGCCGGCGGCATGACGACGCGCCAGGCGCTCGCCGTCGGCCGCGACCGGCTGGACCGGATCGTGGCGGGCGCCGTGCGCGACTCCGCGCGCGGCGCCGCCTCGGTCGACATCACCGCCCGGGACGGCATCGGCTACACCCGCATGCTGAACCCGCCCAGTTGCGACCGCTGCGCGATCCTCGCCGGCCGCTTCTACCGCTGGAACACCGGCTTCGACCGCCACCCGAACTGCGACTGCATCCACGTCGCCGCGAAGAACACGAAGGCCCTGCAGGACGAGGGCCTCCTCGCCGACCCCTACGACTACTTCCACAGCCTCTCCCTCGAGGAGCAGGCCAGGATCTTCGGGAAGTCGGAGGCGCGCGCGATCCGCGACGGCGCCGACGTCTACCAGGTCGTCAACGCTCGCCGCGGCATGACCAAGGTCGGTGCGCGCGGACGCCAGGCACGCTGGACCTACGAGGGCACCTCGAGGCACGGGAACTTCGGCCGCCGCGGTCTCGGCCGCGCGCGCCGCACCGTCGACGAGATCTACCGCACCGCCGGCACGCGCACCCGCGCGCTCCGCATGCTCGAGGAGGACGGCTACATCATCCCCGGCGGCCAGGAGCCCGGCGGATCGATCGCCGGACCGTTCCGCCTCCCCAAGAACGCCTCGCGCGCGACGCAGGAAGCCTGGCTCACCGGCCTCCGCGACCCCACGAGCATGGCCACCATGACCGAGGCGGAGAAGCGCCGCTACCGCGCCGACCGCGACTGGCAGATGGCCCGCGCAGGCCTGAACCCCTACCAGGCCGGCGCCGCTCAGCGATGGCGCGTCCTCACCGAGGGCCGCGGCACCGCCCGCGGCGGCTCCCTCCCCCGACCCCTCACCGACGCGGACCGCGCCCGCGCCGAGGCCGCGTACCGCCAGTACGTCCTCGGCGAGAACGGCGGCGACGCCGCCCTCGGCACCCGCCACACCCTCCCCGCCCCGGGGACCCGGATCTAGGCGCTGACGCACCGTCGGCGCCGCGCTCGCCGTCGGCGGGCTTCCTCGAGCTGCTCGGCGTGATGCCGGTGGCTCTCCACCTCTGGCCGGTGGCGCGTGATGTGCGTCGGCCTCCACCACCCAGGCTCGTCCGCGTGATGCGGCGGGCCGCGACCTCGTGATGAGGAGCAACCCACCATGACGATCTCCACCTGCGCGCAGAAGCCGTTCCCGCACGGCATCGACATCACCGCTCCCGGCGGCATCGACCGGCTGATCGAGTTCCATCGCGGCACCTTCGGGGACTGGCAGATGAACGTGAACGGCGGCGAGTCCGGCGGCGACGGCGGCGAGGGCCCCGGCGGCGCCAGCGGCTCGGACGGCTCCGGCGACGGAGACGGCCAGGGCGGCGACGGTTCCGGCGACGGGGCCGACGGCGACAAGGGCCTGAAGTCGGCGCTGGTCGCCGAGCGCAAGGCGACGAAGGCGGCGACCGCTGAGCTCGCGGCGGCGCAGGCCCGCGTGAAGGAGCTCGAGGACGCCTCGAAGTCCGACGAGCAGCGCGCGCACGAGGAGCAGGAGCAGCTGAAGTCCAGCCACGCGAAGCTCACCCGTGAGGGCGAGGAGAAGGACTCGCTGATCGAGCGGTATCGCGTCGCGGCCGCGAAGGGTCTGGACCTGCAGGCGGCGGAACGACTCAAGGGCGCCACCCGCGAGGAGATCGAGAAGGACGCCGACGACTGGATCGCCCTGTGGGGCACCGGCGGCGGTCGGCAGGAGCAGCACCGGGGCGATCCCGGCCAGGGCCCGCGTGGCCAGGCGCAGGAGTCCTCGTTCGCACAGGGCTCCGAGCGCGCGAAGGCCCGCTTCGGCGAGCAGAAGTAAGCGGTCGACCCCGCCCGGGGCGGCCGGAACCACCACTCCTGAAGGAGGAGAACCATGGACCTCTCCGTCCGTGACCAGGTGTTCGGCAGCGAGAACCGGGCGTGGCTCGGGTCGCAGCACGGCACCGAGAGCAACCCCTCGATCACCCTCGACGTCTCGACGTTCACCGCGGCGACCCACTACCCCGACGGCGTCATCCCGTCCGGCGTGGTCCTCGCGGAGATCACCGCGACCGGCCTGTACGGGCCGTTCGACCCCGACGCCGAGGACGGCCGCGACACCGCGGCCGGCCACCTCTTCAACAGCACCCCGGTCGCCGCGGGCGCCACCCACCTGGGTGCGCCGCTGCTCAACCACGGCGCTGTCGTCGAGTCCAAGCTCCCGGCCGCTTCCGGCCTGGACGCCACCGCCAAGGCTGACCTCGCCGGTCAGATCCGCTACCGCTGAGGAGGAGCAACATGCTCATCAACGACATCGTTCCCGGTGGGGCGCTGACCTCGTACGCGCGCGAGGTCCCCACCCCCGCGAACTACATCCTGAACCAGTTCCTGCCGGACCGGCAGGTGCCGGACATCGAGGCGACCATCGACTCGGTGACCCGCACGAACCGCGCGGCGAGCTTCCGCTCGTACGACGCGGAGACCCCCATCGGCCAGCGTGAGGGCTTCTCCCGCCGCAAGGTCATGCTGCCCCCGGTGGGGCAGAAGACCGTGATCGGTGAGCTCGAGCGCCTGCAGCTCGAGAAGATCCGCAACGGGGGCGGGAACACCGCGGCGATCGCCGATCAGGTGTACGACGACGTCGAGCTGAACGCGCGCGCCACTCTGGCCCGCGTGGAGCTCGCGCGCGGCGACGTCCTCGCCGACGGCAAGTTCACCCTCGCCGGGGAGAACGGGCTGACCCTCGAGGCCGACTTCGGCGTCCCCGCCGAGCACCTGGTCGCCCCGACCGTGCTGTGGAGCGATCACGCGAACGCGACGCCGCTCTCGGACCTCACCGCGTGGTCGCAGCAGTACAGCGACGCGACCGGTGAGATGCCCGGCTACATCGTCATGTCGCGGGCCGCGCGCTCGCACATGCTGCAGTCGGCCGAGGTGAAGGCCGCGGCCCGTCCGGGCACGGTCGTCCCGACGGCGATCACCCCCGCGGAGCTCACCTCGCTGCTCGAGGCGTTCGAGCTCCCGGCGATCACCATCTACGAGACCCGCGTGGAGGTCGGCGGTGCCGACACCCGCGTGCTCGGCTCGGAGAAGGTGGTCTTCGGCCCCTCGGACCGTGCCTCGCTCGGCGAGACCGTCTGGGGCATCACCGCCGAGGCGCTCGAGCTCGCTGGCCTGTCCAACCCGGAGCTGACCTACCAGCAGCTGCCGGGCCTCGTCGGCGTCGTGATGAAGACCTTCGACCCGGTCCACACCTGGACCAAGGTCGGCGGCGTCGTCATGCCCGTCATCTACGACCCGCGCAAGCTGCTGGTCGCCGACGTGATCTGAGGAGGTCCCCCATGGCGAAGAAGCTGACCCGAACCGTGTTCGTCGACGGCGTGGCCTACGGGCCCGCCTCGGCGATCCCGGCCGACATCGCTGCCCGGATCACGAACCCGAAGGTCTGGGCCGACGCGGATGCTCCCGCGCCGGCCCCGGCCGGGGTCGTGACGTCGGCCGCGGCCGACAGCGCCCGAGCGGACGACGAGCCGCCGAGCGGCGAGTGGACGGTGCGCGAGCTGAAGGAATTCGCGAAGGCCCAGGGCATCGCCCTCGGTGAGGCCCGCGCGAAGGAGCAGATCCTCGCGGTCCTCGCCGACGCCGGCCACGGCGCCGCCGCAGATCCCTCCGGGGACGATGGCGACGCCCAGGGCGAGGACGACGAGGGCGCCGAGGTGCCCGAGGCCGACTCCCCGGACGACGTCGACGAGGCCTGAGCCGGAGGAGGTGAGGTCGGGATGGACAATCCCGCGAGCA